GTTTGTCCGTCGCTCGATAGTTTTTTGTGAGCAATAAAATTCCCGTTTCCGCATAATGAAGCCAAAGACCACCCCAAAGAGAGGCAAGGGCCGACCCCGTGACCCTGTTACGGATCGCATTGCTAGCGAGCTTGCTGTGACTAAACGGCAGGCTCGCAACCTTGCCGCCGAATCCGAGACCACCGGACTTCCCGTAGAGGACATGAAGGCCGCGAGGCTGAGAAAGCTGAAGCTCGAGGGCGACCGGATCGAGTATCTGCTGGAGGTCACCAAAGGGAAGCACATTGCAAAGGAGAAGGTCGAAGAAGAAATGATCGGCCTCGGCATGGCCGTGAAGGCTCAACTCTTCTCGTGGGTGGGCGCATTGCCTGGGCGACTCGAAGGGCTATCGGCGGCGCAGATGGTGCCGATCCTAGAAGATGAAATAAATCGGATTCTCAAAACGCTTTCCGACGAATGATCGCTGAATATTTCAAACTCGGCGTGAACCCCGGTGAGCGGCTCAGTCCGGTGCAGTGGATGTCTCGGCATGTCGTCGTTCCGCACTCGGCACGAAATACGCAATTTGATTCCACGACAGCGCAGTGGATGAACGAACCGATCGAAGAGATCGCCAAAGACACGAACGACGAAATCCTTATCTGTGCGCCTGTCGGCAGCGGGAAGACCACGCTTTTCGAGTCTCTGCTGGCATGGATCATCTCGGAAAACCCCGGCCCAACATTGGTGACCGGGCAGACGGACAAGACGGCGAAGCAATGGGCAGAGTCGCGCCTCGGGCCGATGCTCGAAGCTATTCCCTCCGTCGCCAAGCTCTTCCCAAAAGACCGGCACCAGAAGCGCAAGACGGAGATCCTTTTTCCGCACATGCCGCTTTTCATCGGCGGGGCAAACCTCACCAGCCTTCAGGAGAAATCCATCCGCTGGGCGATAGCCGATGAGGTGTGGCGTTGGAAGCGCGGGATGCTCGAGGAATTCCGCCGGCGAACTCACGACCGATGGAATGCACGCCGCATCCTAGTCTCGCAAGGAGGCGAGGAAGGAGACGATTTCCACGACGCAGAAGACTTGTGCGAAAAACGCGAATTCTCCTGGCAGTGCTTATGCGGTGCTGTGCATCCGTGGGATTTCAAAAACATCGCCTTCGACCGCGACACCGACGCCAATGGCGCTATGCTCTGGGAGCGCGTCGCCAAGAGCGCCCGGCTGGTCTGCCCGACATGCTCGCACGAATACATGGACGACCCTCGCATCCGCCGCGCCTTGTCATCCGGCTCTCGCTACATCGTGACATCGCACGGCGCGCCAGGGCGGATCGCCTTTCACTACGATGCCGCTGCCGTCTGGTGGATTCCGTGGGGATCGCTCGCCGTCGAGTGGGTGAAAGCCGATCTCGACCGCAAGGCCGGAGACACCGAGGCGATGAAGCAATTCGTGCAGAAGCGCAACGCCCGCCGGTGGACCGTGCAAGGCACCGGAGCCACCAGCGCCGAGGTGCTGGCCTGCCGCAAGGACTACCTTCGCGGAGCCTGCCCCATCGATCCGGTCGCCATCACGCTCTCGGCGGACGTTGGTCAAGACACCTCGCACTGGACCACGATGGCCTTTGCAGAAAATGGCGACGCCTATGTCATCGACTACGGCACCGTGACCGGCATCGACGACATGCTCGAAGTCGCGCAGTCGCAGAAATACAAAACGCCAGACGGCAGGGAGGTTACGCCCATCGGCGGCTTGCTTGACTCAGGCTTCAACGCAAATGCCGTTTACCGCGCCTGCTATCTCTCAGGGAATTTCTTTTTCCCGGCAAAGGGATCAGGCGCAAACTTCGGCAGCATCTCCGAGAGCGTGCTGAAGGAATACCCAACCATGCCACTCTACACGGTCAACGAATTCGCCTCGAAGGTCTCCCTGTTCATCGACCGCATCGCCAAGCGGAAATCCCCATTTCTATTTTTCCCGAAAGACGCAGGCGAAGAATTCCTATCCGCCTTCATGGGTCAAAAAATCGTTGTCAGCAAAAAAGGCCGCAAGGAATGGCGCTCGGTGGCAGGTGACCACTTCGCCGACTCCGTCCGCCTCAACTACGCCTGCGCGCAACAACTGCGCAAAACAGGAGCCATCGAATTCAAATGAAAAAATCCCAACTCTGGAAAATCTATGTCGCAAAAAATCCCAGCTTCGCGGGAGACGGCAACATCACGATGAGCGCGCGCGGCCTGCGCAAACTCTTCGACCAAACATGGGACTACGCCTTTCACGAAGGCGAAGACGAGATCGAACACGCGCCGGTAAACGACTCAAAAGCCGTGGACGATCTTCGCAAAATCTTCGGCATGTTCTGAGCATTTTCGTGGCGTCACGAAATTGATGCCCGCCCTCTGAGCCTGTATTCATGCGGCTCCGCAAGCCACCAAAATTATTTTCATCTTTTTGAAAAAAAGTTGTTGACGAGAAATCAAGTTTGTGAGAAAGTCATCCCAGATCGAAGCCACCACGGCGACGACGAAAACAAAAAACCAAAACGAAAAATGAAAACAAAATCACTGATGACAGGATGGACAAAAATCGCAAAAAGCCACTACCGCCACGAAACAAAAGTGGAAGTTCTTAAAGACAACCAAGGATGGCATGTAATCGGTGGCTCTAACTGCGGCTATGCTTACTCAACAATGTGGGTGGCTATGTATGAAGCCGCTAAAACAAAGGCAGAGTTTGTTCGCTCAATCTAAACCACCGGCGCGGGTTCGATCCCCGCGCCACTCTTGACCAACCAAACCAAAAACCGAAAAATCGAAAAAATGAAAACCGAAATCATCAGCCACACCGAAGACGAAAAACTTTTGAGCGGCGATCTTGAGGGCCGCATTGATCTGGATTGCGACATCACGCCTGAGCAAGTCTGGGGTCTCTTTTATTTCAACCCAAAACTGCAACAGGTCAGCCTCATCTCTGGATACTACCTCCGCGAAGACATGAACAACCAGCCCGCCTTGAACAAAACCACTAACCTTTTGAAATAATGAAAACAGACTTCCACGCAAACTTAGTTATCGATCCAGCCGGTGAAATCATGGGCAGCGGAATGACAGAAGTGCACGCCGTCCAAGACGCCGCAAAAGCTCTACAAATGGAAACTTGGGAAATCGATGCGCTGATTGAAAAAGCAAAAGCCGGATACCAAGGCGAAGAGGAAACTTTAATGCTCCGCACGCGGCAGGAATGGGAAGAAACATCTGGAATGACAGTTGAGGAATACTTCGGACAATGAGCAAGCCCACCACCCACGGCGGCACGCGCAAAGGATCGGGCCGCCCCAAAGGCAAGAAATCAAAAAACGCTAAAGGCCGGACAGCCGTCACTCGCTCCGTCTCCATGCAGCCCGAATCGTGGGCCAAGCTCGACCGGCTGCGCGGCACGCAGTCGCGCGGGAAGTTCATCGAGTCGAAACTTTGACTCGCCCGTAAATCTATCAAACCCGCCGCGCCTCTGCTTGCATGCGTAATTCGGCGGGTCTTTTTTTTGTCAGAAAAACGACTACATTTTTCCGACATAATTTTTATGACTTATACCTCAACCGGTATAAACAAAGGATATCTTCGTTGCCGTATATCTCATCGGGTATCGTTGAAAAAACAGGTCTGTTTTTTCAACATGTTTAGAAACACCGCCGCGAACTCAAGCCACGCTTGAACTGCCGCACACATTCTAATCATGCCGAACACTACACTCGCCGAGTGTAGTGTTTTTCTTTTCTAAACTTTGACTCTCCCGCCTCCATGCAGGCAGGCGGACACACGACCGAAGCGGCCTCTCGTAGAAGCACACTGACGCCGGTGGGATGGGCGGCCATGTATGGTCCAAGACTCCCGAAAGCCCACGCTTGAAAAGGAAGTGCACACCGTCCCTGCTTTTCCATTTTGACACGCCCGCCGAGGCGTGACCGACCTCGACAAAATTTCCGGCGTTAAATCCTTCCTTCGCCGCACCAAGACCACAGCGGAACTCGAAGCCCTCGCGCTCGCCACATTCGCGTCGGCAACCGAGGAAGTCGTCATCACCTCTCTGTCATCCGACGGCACCGGCACAGGCGGGCAGGTCTCTTTTCCGAAATGGCTTTTGCTCCAGGCAGTCGAAGAACTCCTCGCGGAAGGTCCGAACGGTCGCCAACTTTTCGCCATCGCCGACCGCAGCAGATACGGCACTGCCGTTTGACACGCCGCCCGTGGCGTGCCGTCAAAATCAAAAAAATCAAGTTGGGGAGGAACCCGCTCTGGAGCAGGTCGCCCGCGCAAGCTCGACGCAAAAGCAGCGGCATTTGAAGCCGCGCAACCTTCGCTAAATCGCGGCCTCGTTTGGGTGCCGACCACCGACCCTAAGCGCGAACTCACGGCCTACACGCGCATGGAAATCCTGCGCCTCGCGCGCTGGCTCTACAACAACGCACCGCAGGCGACCTACCTTGTCGAGCATCTGGCACAGCGCGCCATCGGGACCGGCATCGTGGTTCAGCCGAAAACATCGAACGCCGCTTGGAACAAAAAGGTCGACCAGTATTTTGAAGACAGAAACTGCGCCGAGGCATGGGCATTCGACGCATCGGCACAGGTTAATTTTTACACCGCGCAATCGCTCATCTTGCGACAGGTCGCCATCGACGGTGATTTCTTCGCGCAATTCCTCAAGACCAGAGAAGGTGCCGCCCGCGTCCGCTTCATCGGCGGCGAAGCCATCGGAGGCTCTGCCAGCTTCGGCAACCCGGATGACATGACGCACGACGGCGTGCGCCTCGACCAATTCGGAGCGCCCGCAGCCTACACGATCGGAGGCAAAGAAATCTCCGCCGACCAAGTGCTACACATGCGGCACATCCGCAGGCACGGACAACCGCGCGGCGTGTCGTGGCTTCACTCCGCAGTCTCCAACCTCCGCGACATCTCCGAAATAAATGGCTTCGTGAAAGGCGCATACAAGGCAGGCGCGCAAATTGGCTACATGGTGACTAGCACCGAAGTCGCCAAGATCGGCCTCGGTGCGGGACTGAAATCCACCACCAACGAAGTCGGCGAACTTCAAACCACCGACCTCCCGAACGGCATCCTCCTCCCGCGCCTGAAGCCAGGCGAAAAGCTCGAAGCCTTCAAGAACGACATACCTGGCCAGACCTACGAAGCCGTGATGCGCGCCCTCCGCTCGGATGTTGCCTTCGCCATCGGCCTCCCGCCGGAAGCCATGATGGTCAATGTCGGCTTGGCAGGAACCGAGCAAAGGGCCATCCTCGAAGTCACCCAAAACTTCCTCGAGCGCCTTCAGCAGCAGGTCATCGATCAGTTTTGCCGCCCTTTCTACAAATACTGGCTCTGGCACGAAATGCAGGCCGGTCGCCTCGAATACCCCGGCGACGACTGGTGGCGGCACGAATGGCTCGCCCCGCGCAAGATCACGGTGGACAGCGGCCGCGACGCCCGCGCTTACAGCGAGCAACTCGACAAGGGCCACCTCTCGCCGACCCGCTACTTTAACATGCTCGGACTCCGCGCCACCGAGGAAGAGGACGATGTGATCGATACCTTCCTCCGCCGCAAAGCCAAGTGCGACGCGCTCGGCCTCAACATTTCCGAAGTCTTCCCCAACGCCCTCCGCAACGGCATCGCCGCGCAACAACCCGCCGAGCCGGATGACGACGACTCTAATCAATCTCCCGCCATTTCCGATCTTCTCGCCAAGGAAAAACTCGACGCCATCGGCGTTGCTGTCCGCGCTGGCGTTTTGACTCCAGAGCAAGCGCTCGAGCAGTCCGTCCGCCAATCCTTGGCGCTGCCCGAAATGGGATCGGATGTCTTGTCCGAATGGCAACAAAACCCAATCCGCTCGCCGATCACTCTGAGCAGTGAACTCGCGGGCGCAGATGCCACCACTAACCCCACTCCCGAAGACAACCCAACCGAACCATGACCACACCCACATCCACCCCGAAATTTTATGCAATGGAACAAACCGGCAACAACGAAACCACCGTTACGCTCTACGACGAGATCGGTGCTTTTGGCGCAGGCTCGAAAGAGTTCCTCGCTGACCTCGGCAAACTCTCCGGCCAACACATTCACCTGCGCATCAACTCGCCCGGCGGCAGCGTCATCGAAGGCACGGCCATCTACAACGCCCTCCGCCGCCACGAAGGCGGCTTGACCGTTCACATCGACGCCATGGCCGCATCTATGGCCAGCGTCATCGCCATGGCAGGCGCGCCCGTTTACATGGCCGACAACGCGCTCCTCATGATCCACAACCCTTGGACGGTGAGCATGGGCGAAAGCAAAGACCTACGCAAAGAAGCCGACCTTCTCGACAAACTCAAAGTCAATCTCCGCAACGCCTATGTCCGCAAGACCGGCATCAATGCTGAGGAAATCGGCGCAATGATGGACGCTGAGACATGGCTGGATGCCGTCGAAGCCGTCGCCCTCGGTTTTGCCGATGCCATCGAGGAAGGCGTTGCCGCTGCTGCAACAGCCACACCCGAAATGCTCCGCGCTCGTTTTGACAAATTCGCAAAAGCACAGAACACCATGAATCCAACAGAAGTCATCACCTACTCAGCCGAAGTCGCTGAAGAAGCCGCCGAGATCATCACTGCCACCGTCGTGAGCGAATCCGCTCCTGCCGAGCCAATCGTCGAAACGACCAACGAAACAGAGGTCGTCGAAACCGAGACCGTCGAAGCTCCCGCGCCCGAAGTTGTCGAAGCTCCCGCCGAGCCTCAAGCCAAGCTCGCCGCCGCTGATGCAATCCTCGCCAAATACAACGCCGTCATCGCCGAGCGCGACGCAGCTGTGGCCGGACTCAAAGAAGCCAGCGCGAATATCGAATTCCTCCGCAGCGAAATCGCCGCCGAGCGCGAATCCCTCGCCCGCCTCGAGCGCAGCCTCGGCCTCTCAGCCGCTCGCGAAATCCCCGAAGTCCTGCCCACGCAGAACGCGGAAAACATCTACGACGCTTGGAAGAACGCCACCGGTGCCGAGAAGACCCGCATCTTCCGCGCGAACCGCAAGGCGCTCGAAATCGCGGCCAAAAATTTGACACCGCAATAATTCACGAAAACCCAACCACCACCTAACACACCATGGCCACCACCATCTCATCCGAACTGAAACTGAACGTGGTTCTCGACAGCGCGCTCGTCGCCCTGCGCGAATCCCTTCTTCCCATCACCGCCTTCTCGACCGTCTTCAACTCGGTCCCGCTTCAAGGCACCGACAAGATCGCCGTTCCCTTCTTCCCTCTCGCCACTGACGCGACGAGCGATTTCAGCGGAACCTATTCTTTCGGCGACACGAACGCGATCAACTCCCGCGAAGTCACCGTGAACAAGCGCAAATACCAAGCGCTCTCCTTCACATCCAGCGAACTCGCCCGCCAGCCTTACTTCAATCCTGAACAACTCGGATTTTTGAAGGGCCGCAAACTCGCCGAGGACATCCTCCGCGACATCCTCTCCGTCGTGACTCTCGCCAACTACGGCGCAGCGATCCACACCGGAGCAGCCTCTGCCTTCGACAGCGAAGATATGGTCAACATCAAGACCGCGCTTGACCAGGCCAAATGGTCCAAATCCAGCCGCGTGATGATCCTTGACAACTCCTACGAAGGCGCGCTCCTCAAGGACGCCGGCATCAAGAACGCCGCCGCAGTCGGCACAGCAAGCGCCATCCAAAACGGCCGCCTGCCACAGATCGCTGGCTTCGATGTTATCGGAACCAACTTGATCCCCGGCAACTCGCAGAACCTCGTCGGTATGGTCGCACTCCCAGAGGCAATCTTGGTTGCCTTCTCACCTGTGCAGCCATCCCCAGGTGTTCGCGCTAACCTCACAGCCTACGAAGTGGCAGTTGATCCAGAGACCGGCCTCACCATCGAATACCGCGCATGGGGCGACCCTGACACCGACACCGAGAAGCAAGTTCTCGAAGTCAACTACGGCTTCGCCCTCGGCCACGCCGCCGCCCTCAAGCGCATCGTCAGCGCCTAAGTCTGATGCGCCTCGCAATCACGATCACTCGCACCGGCGACACTTGGCAGGTCCAGCACCTGCCAAGCGTCCCGCTCGGCGAGCAGCTCGCAGACTTCAAGGCCAAGCAAGTCGCCGGCGAACTGACATGCGAAGAAACGCTCGTTGTATCGCTAAGTGATACTTTGAAGCGCCATGCGAAGAAGCCATCCGCCGCACCCGCGCCCGTCGAAGTCGAAGAGTCACCCAAAAAGAAAAAATAACAGCGCATTCCCCGCGCCAGCCCGAAGACGCCCGCCGGACCTAATCCGGTGGGCGTTTTCTTTTGACACATCCGCACAGGCATGTCGCCCGCGCAAAAAGACCATCTCGAAAACCTCGCCGCCACCGCGCGCAATACGCTCCTCGGCAAGCCCGTCACATTTCGCGGGCAGAGCATCCGCGTCGGCCTCTCAGCCATCGCCATCGGCCTTGATCTGGAAACCGGCGGTCTGCGCCAAGGCGGCGAATTCACCGCGCGCTTTCTCGCCTCCGCCTTGCAATCCGCTCCCCGCCGTGGCGAGCAGCTTCTGGTGGATGGCAAGACTTACACCGTGGCCACCGTGCGCGAGCAGACCGGCACGCCCTTCGAGTTCGTCGTCACCATCGTCCCCGGCTCCGCTTTATGAACGCAGCAATCGAAACCAGCCTCCGCGAGTGGCTCCTCTCAACCGTCCCATTCGCCGACTCCTCGATCCACACCGGCCAATCCGCCGAGACCATACCCGGCGATGCGCCGGTTGTCTTTTGCGCCTGCGAGACCGTCGATCCGGTGGCGCTTGGTCTCTACAAGGTCACAGCGCAGATCGTCATCTCCACGCCATGCGTGATTGAAGAATCCCTGCCGACACATCAGGCACTCAGCGACTCGCTGAAGGCTGAGATTTTGGACCCCTCCGCGCTTGTGGATTTCCTGCCGCCATCGCTCCACCTCGCCGGTGCTGTGCTCAATTCGTTCTCCCAATCCACCGCCAACGAGCGGTGGCTGACCTCCTCGGAAATCGTCCTCGGCCTGACGCAAATTTGACACCCGCCAGTCGGTGAACCCAAACACCTATGGCAGCATCAATTTACCGCTCATCCGCAGTTTCCTCGGCCACCTTCGGCACTCCCGATGTGTCTGGCCTCATCGTAACCGGCCTCACCAAAAGTGAGTCCACATCGCTCTCTGAGGTCAAGGATGACCAGGGCAGTGTGGTTGCCGTTGCCGCATCGGAACCAGTCACCGAAATTTCGATTGAAGGCATGCGCACCGGCACCTTCGCGGCCACCGTGGGCGGCACGCTCTCGATCTCCGGCGCAGGTCTCCCCTCCGGCGGAACCACGATCGTAACTGGATTGGACACGACCTTTGCTGCCGAGCAGTTCGAGTCGATGAGCCTCACCGCTCGCCACTACGGCACCACGATGACCGCTGCCTAATTCCTCACCTCCTCGCCGGGGCAGTCGCGTAGCGGCTCCCCGGCAGGCCCACCGGGTGAACCGGCCAGAAATAATGAGCAAACAGATACTCCAACTTTTTTCGACGCAGAACCTCAAGGTCGCGTCAGTGCTTACGGCGCTTGGTTTTAATTTTGAAAACGACGCTGCTCCAGTGACCCGAGTAGCTCGCCAGAATGGCAACGAAAGCACGGTCTTCTGGTTTCACGCTTTGCATCCCACCACCGGCCAGACTGCCGATCAGGTGAACCGATGGATGACCGTCGAAGGCGATGACTTTTGTGAGAAAAACCCCGAGCACCCGGTGGCCTACATGCGCGCCGCATTGATGAACCGCGACGAGCTGGTGGGCGTCGTGAAGCGCACGCCGCGCATGTGCGTGATCGAGCGCAACGGCAAGACCATCGCCATCTCCGAGCACGCCACCGACGAGGACAAGAAACGCTTCGCCAAATTTCTATGAAACAAAAAACCAAAAACACAGACACAGACGAACTCACCACGGACGACGAAATCCTCCGCATCCAAGGCATGGAGGATGGCCCCAAGCAGGTCGCCGGCCGCGAACTCCGCCCGATCTCCGCGCTCACCCTCTCCTGGATGCAGCGCAACAAATTCTTTGGCGAAGGCCGCGACCTCATCTGGAAATGCGCTGCCTTCATGTTCCTTCACTCCGAGCCTATTCCAAAGGTCCGCAGCGTGGTGAACGATAACGACGCCTTCATGATTACCGTGGATCAGTGGATCGAAAAAAACATCCTGCACCGCGATGATATGCAGACGCTCTCCAAAGCGATGGATGAAGCCTTCGAGCTTTACATGTCTGCTTCCACCCACTCGCAGGGAAATTCAGCGGGAAACTAAATGGCCCCAACTGGCTCGCAGGCTATGTCTACCGACTTGCCAAGATCACCGGCTGGGGCTTCCGCGAAATCCTCGAGGAACTTCCATTCTCCGCAGGCTTGCAACTCCTACACGCCGACGCCTGGGCAAATGGACAGAAAAAATACTGGGCGCGAAACAACTCGCAGTCCGTTTTTGACTCCGTGGCCGAATTAGACGCTGCCCTTGAGAAAATAAAAAATGGCTAAATTCAAATTCGAGAACCTGAAATTCGAGCAGATCATGAAGGACTACGCCACAATCCTGGAAAAGACGATCCCGGATGCGGTCCATCTGAATGCTCGGCTTCTCTGCGTCGAATTTGCACGCCGCACTCAGCCTTTTGGCAATGACCAGCAGGTGGGTGAAAAGGCCATCGCGCGCGACCTTCTTGGAGGCAAGAAACGATACGGCATCTTTGCATCGCTGACAGGGTTCATGGCTGCAAATGCCGAGCATTACTCCACCGGAAATGTCCGGCTCTTTGTGAAAAAAGACGGCACCGTTTACGGCACAGACAAAGCTCATTTCCTTACAGATGCCACAGCCTCAACATTGAGACAAATCCACAAAGGCGCATTTCAAAACGGGACGATGTCTAGTGCTGGCAGCAGAACACGCGACATCGGGCGCTGGAAGTTCATCGACAAATACTTCGTTCCAGGCGGCACGCTGGATGACTATGTGAAGTCTCAAATGGCCAAGTCCGGCTTGGCCAAGTCAGGCTGGGCAGCTTGCGCGAATCAGCTCAAGAAAGTCATTTCCGGTTCTATGACTAGCCGCATCCCTGGCTGGGTCACGCGGCATTTGAGTAATTATAATTTGGGCAAAGTCGAAGACCGCACGGGAAATGTTTTTGCGCCAACCGTAGTTCTCACCAACACCTGCAAATATGCAGACAAGGTTCTGACCACGATCGAGCAACTCAACGGCATGGCCATCGTCGCTCAAAAAATGAAACGACAAATGGAGACCATCCTCAAGAAGCGCCAACTCAAACTTCAGGAGGCCGCGTAAACCATGGCTGATGTATCAGTAGAATTTGGCGCGCAAGATGTCGGTCTTGAAAAAACGCTCAAGACGATCCAAGCCGAGATGACCGACCTGCAAGGGAAGGTAAAAGGCGGCGAACTTTCCTTCGATGAACTCGAGCGCACGATGCGCAAAATCGGCCAAGCCGAAGGTCTTGAAAAAAAGCTCAAAGCCATCGGCGATGAGTCTGCAATTTCAGCCCCGAAGGTCGACAACCTCAGCAAGGAATTGGAAGGCGTGGGCGCTAAAGCCAGCGGTCTCGGAGGTTTCTTTGACGAATCATTTACCAAAATGGCCGGTGCCGTGTCTGTCGGCAACATCGCCGCCGCTGGGTTCAACAAAGCGGTGGATCTTGCATTTACAGGCGCGCAAGCAGTGGTTCAGGGCTTTGGAGATGCGCTTGATCTTGGTGGACGCCTGAGCGAACTCAGCGCCCGCACAGGGGAATCGGCAGGCAAATTACTCGTGCTGGAGACTGCCTTCAAAAATGCAGGTCTCGGCGCAGAGACGGTTGGCACCTCAATCAACAAACTGCAAAACTTCATGCAGGATGCGGCCAATGGAGGCGACAAGCAGGTCGACACCATGAAGCGCCTCGGCATTTCCATGGCCGAGCTTCAAGGGAAGACGCCCACCGAGCAGATGCAGATTTTTGCGGACAAGATCGCCGCAATCGACGACCCCACGCAGCGCGCTGCGACCGCTTCGGATGTCTTCGGCGACAAGCTCGGCGGAAAGCTCCTCCCGCTCCTTACGGATTTCTCCCCGGCGATTGACGATGCCAGGGAAAAGGTCGGTTCCATGGAACAGGTCATGGATGAGAACGCCGCAACCTTTGACGCTGCCGGTGAAAAAATCGATGCCGTGAAAGGCAAGATGGCCGCATTTGCGGCAGGCGTTTTATCCGAGGTGATCCCTGCCGTGGACGACCTCGGCTCCAGCATGGAGAAGGTAGACGCTGCCGGGCTTGGCCAGAGGGTGGGGGAATATCTGACTCCCATCTTGGTTAATCTCACAGACGCCACACGCGGAGCCATTGACATTTTGGGCGACCTTGGAGATGCGAATACCAAAGCGGCCAATGACACCGGTATCCTCGGCACCGCATACCGTGGAGTCACGACATCGCTCGATGGCTTCAATAAAATGATGGCCGATTCTTTTAATAAGTTCACTCCATTTGGATTCCTCATGGAGACGCTTGCTAGCCGTGGCAAAGATTTGCGCGCAAGCCAAGACTCGGCCGCCCAAGGCATCGACAATGCAGGGGACTCCGCTACGGCGGCGGCAGGGAAAATCGGCGAAGTTGGCACAGCCTCCAGCACGGCCACTGGCAAGGTCGGCGCGCTCGGGACGCAAGCCGATGCCACAGGCGAGAGCATCGCTTCCTCATTTTCACTTAACGCAGAGTTTGCACCTCAACTTGACGGTGTGGCTTCAGCCTGGGCAGGCGTCAACGAGCAGGTCACCGGCAACCAAGAACTGCTCTCCAGCAATCTGTCGCTCGGCGAATCCCTTGTGGGCAAAACCGAGGAGCAAAGCCAATCCCTTGGCGGTTTGAATGAACAGCTCTCCGTGCAAGATCAGCTTGCAAAAACGCTGGTCGATACATACGGCAAGCATGCCGAGAAGGCCGCAGAAGTCGCTGCCAAGCAAGCTGAGATCGCGGCCAAAGAAGCTGAGCGCACAGCGCAAGCTCAAGCCGCCCTGCAAGTAGAGTTGGAACTCGCCGAAGCCAAAGGCACCGGGAACAAGGAGGAAATCGAATACCTTACCAAGAAAAAGGAATGGCTCGACGCTTGGAAGAAAGCTATCGCCTCCGGCATGGGTGAGGAGCAAGCCGCAGCATTTGCCAACAACCTCGCCGCCGCAAAGATCAACGCCGACAACATCAAGCCGCCAGCCTTTACCACCGCCAAGGAAGACGCGCAGGCCATGGAAAACGCGCTCGGAGGCTCCAAGTCCTTCCTCGAGGCGATGGGCAAGATCGAAAAATCCAAGGCCGTCGAAGAGGCTAAACTCGACGCCAAGGCCGCGCGCGCCGAGATCGAGGCATTCGGCCAATACATGAATGTCGATTTGCAAAACATGTCTTTTGCCGACATCGCCAAAAAACTCGGCGTCCGCGATCTCTCACTGACCGGCAAGGAACAACTCCAAGCGATCATCGATTTTGTCGGAGAGTCGAAAGACAAACTCGCCGTCAACCCAATCGACTCGGATGCCTTCAACTCAACCTGGCAGGGCATCCAAGACACCATCACCGGCAAGAAAACCATCCTCCCGCTCGAGGCCAACACCACCACCGCCGAGGAGCAAGTCGCCACGCTGGCGAACCCCAAGACCGTCGAAGTCAACGCCGACATCACCAAAGCCGAGGAGCAACTCGCCGGCCTCGGCGGAGGCGTCGCCGTCGAACTCGACGCAGAGCAGTCCATCGAAAACATCCGCCAGCAACTCAAGGAAGGCATCGAACTCGACATCTCTGCGAAGAGCGGCACGAGCGGCATCCTCAGAGAGATTCGCGGATTCGTTGAAGAGCTAAAACGGTGCGTCGTTGAAAAACTTGAACCCAAGCTGCCGGTCGCAGCCCTTGTATAATTATGCTATCTGACGGCCAAAATAAAAGTTTAATCTACATCTACGAAGTGCCAGATCAGAAAGGCATTTTCAATGAGCTTTTTAGCTACCAGCTCCGTTCTACTCCAAGTCCTTTGTTTTGGGGCAATATCTCTGGATTGCCCAATGGGCTGGAAATAAGTGCTTCAGGCGTAATTCAAGGTAGGCCCCTCGAGGTGGGCAATTTTACTCCTCAAGTTACTGGTTCAATAAATAACAACTATATACCGTATACACGAGGATTTAAGATTTCGATTGCCGTCGGCGCGCCGATCATTACGACAGGGCAAGTTTGCAATGCTCGAGCGGATCTGCCTTTTAGCCAACAAATAATTCTTCAGGATACTGTAAACCGTCCCGCAGGCGATAGAGCTTGGGAAGGCTTTTTTGCTCAAGACTTACCTTATTGGGCCACAATAAACCAAGCAACAGGAGTCGTGTCTGGCACTCCACCATATGTGGGGAGCTATGCCTTCACCGTAACGGCTACCAATGCAACGGGGGCTGGCTCCGCACTGGTCACCATATTGGTTGACTATGGCGCTCCGCAGCTACTTCCAAATCAAACATTTTCACTTGTAAAAGGAGTTGCTTTTGAAGGAAACATTCAAAGTCGAGCAAGCTTTGAAGAGTCGCAATCTTCGTTTCCCATCACCAATTATTCCTCGTTAAACCTTCCGGCATGGGTGCAGCTTGACGCATCCACAGGGAAGCTGACGGCGACCGCACCTGAATCCGGCGAATTTTCGTTTTTAATAACAGCGACAGGTCCGGGAGGAGTGGACAATGATACGGTTCACCTTGAGGTGATTCCGCAGACCGCGACGGTGCCAGATATTGTATCAACGCAAATATCCGCAAATGTTGGGGTGGCATTGGATTACACGCTCGAGACTAGTAATCAAAGTTTTGTAAAATTCTGGTCATCCAACAGACTGCCGCAGGGATTAACGCTTAATGCTAACACCGGGCGACTTACTGGCACTCCGCTGAAGGCGGGCGTTTTCACTGTTGTTTTCACCGCGACAAACGCTCTCGGAGCGTCATCGGCTACGATTACAATTAACATCGTCTCAGGCCCGCCTGTTTTTGTTTCGCAAAACTTTGTTGGTGCAGCAGGGAAATTGTTTTCTCAAAATCTGAGCGCTACTGGAGCCGTAAGCTGGGCATGTTCAAGCTTGCCAGCGTGGGCGGTTTTAGATTCTCAAACTGGGAAAATTACAGGCACGCCAGCCAACCCTCTTCGCAGCGTATTTTCAGCCACCGCCACAGGAGCGACTGGCTACCAAACAACTGCGCAATGCACTATCGATATTGGGGCGAAAATTGTTACGCCATTAGATGCCGGGCTGGAATTATCTTTAAACGAAAATGTTGATTTTACCGTGCCGACAATTACCGCTGGACGCTCCATAGTTGAGGAATGGACGACTTCATTTTTGCCGCCAGGGATTACCTTTTCAAAAGGTAAATTTTCGGGCCGCGCAACTAAATCTGGATCATACACAGTAACAGTCTTTGCAAAAAACAAATGGGATTCGGCTTCTGCCACCATCACTTTTGATGTTGCTTTTGCAGCTCCGTCTATCAAGCGCAATCAAGTTTTAAAAGCGAAGACGGATCGCAAATTTTCTTTTCAAATTTCGCTTAACGACTTGGCCTCACGACCCGTAGAAAGTTGGGATGCCAGAGGTCTACCGGGCGGCATCCAGATCGATTCTTTTGGTAATATAAGCGGCACTCTTTCAAATCCGTATGAAGGCAAGTTCACTGTAATCGGCAAAAACAACTACGGAGAGGATAGCGCAGAAGTTTCAATTCAAATCACGGGACCGTTTTTCTACGGACAAACGACGCCAGTCCTTCAACCTGGAAGAACCGTTAAAACTTTCCCATCTGGGCTTGTGCTTGTAAGCGAGACTTACAAAATGCGTCCTCTGAACGAATCCGCAGCTCGAGCTCGCTTTGCAGAAGGCGCAACTCTAGATACAGAAAGCACATCGATTTCCGACCTTAAAATATTTCCGGCACCAGATTTTCGAAGTGTGGATAATGGCTTTGTCGAAATGGTTGTGACTGCTTACGGCCGCACAGGTGGTGAGCACCGGCGATCTCAATCACGCATCCAGAGCGCAAAAGTGCGGGATAAAATTCTAGTTGTTCCACCTGGAGGAGGCTCCCCGGTATGGATGGGCAGTTACAGTGAACGAAGCGTAAATATTTTTGCAAACACCCACACCGTGCGCCGCACTGTTGAATATAAGGACTCTGTTGGAAGCCCTGAAGGGGAGGCTGGCGTAGAAGACATCGCTGGATATGGCAAATCAGTCACCGCATTCACAGAGCGATACGATGTAGTGCCCTATGGCGATTACGATGAGGTTACAGTTACAACAGCCTACGAAGTTGTTTTCACTCAATTATGACGAGCGACCCTCCAGTCTCCTTTGAGCAAGCCGCCAAATCTGGTGGGAATCCGGCAAACGGAGGCTACCCATACCAAATTCGCGGCACCGACTTAGATAAAAATTTTGTTTTTGCATCATTGGTTGTCGCAGATGGTCTTGTTGATCAAACAACTGGCGCGGGTGGTCATAGCGCGCGCAGGCTCAAGATTCCCAACCCACCGGAGGAAGCGGAAGGTTTATTTCTAAAAGCCGACTTGTCTTGGTCCGAACCGTTGGAAAAAGGAAATTTCAAAGGTCAGTTTTTGCGCTGGGATTCTTCTGCGAAAAAATGGCTTCGATTTTCCGGCAGCGCAGAGGGAGCATTCCCACAATGGGACGCCGTAAACGGCTGGGAGTCGCAGGGCGCGGGAACGGCAGCAGGCCAACTCTTAAAGTGGAATGCGATTAGTAAAAACTGGGTGCCTTTTTCCGGCAGCGCAGAGGGAGCCTTTCTGCAATGGGACGCAACCAACGGCTGGGAGTCGCAGGGCGCGGGAACGGCAGCAGGCCAACTCTTAAAGTGGGATGCGATTGCTAAAAACTGGGTGCCCGGCCCCTCTGGCACGATTAATAACGAACTACTTCGCTGGAATGCAACTGACGAAACTTGGGAGCCTTTTGGCCGAGGCGTAGTGGACGGCCAACTCCTCGTCGCCCAGTCCGGCGGGTGGGTGCCTTTTACTGCTCCGCCCACATCCGGCACGCATGTCCTCGGCGCGGTGGACGGCGCGCTGCAATGGATCGCTACCGAGGAATGCTGAGATGAGTTTTCAGTTTTCAGAGTTCAGTTTTCAGGGGGGCGTTTTATGACGCTGGGCCGCACCTCCGACAACAAGATCAAGATAAAGACCGACTCGCCCAAAGGCCTCCGCGCGGTGGAGTGTGCGTGTTGCAACCCCGGCCCTTGCGGCGGGTGTCCAGATTTAATTGGATCGTTGCCGCAAGAAGCCCCTCTGGCTGAACCTCCAAGCAGTATTGCATGGCAGGTTATTCTTGGGGCTAATTCATGCAATGGGGAGACAAATTCTATTAGCGGAATCATCGATTCTCCAGCATGCGAATTTAATTTTTTTAATGAAAAATGCCTTGTATCTCCTACTCCGGCTCAAGATTGGCTATGTGTATATTTATCTGGGCCGCAAAACTGCCATGAACTTTTTGGTTATTCAGTTAGCGGAAGTGTTGTAATTGGGAAATTCAAAAAAATAACAGAACCTCCTAACCCTTATGACGACGCTTATCACGGTATACCAGGGAGGCAATTTCTGGAGCCGGATGAAACTGCTGAATGTGCGTATTGGCTTTCAATACGAGTTGCCACCGCCGACTCACAGGACGGAGGCGAGATATTTATTGCTAATAGAACTGGGATCACAGGGCCAATCCTCCCAATAAATATCTTTGGCACGCATTCCATTCAAACTCTAGCAGCCGTTTACAATGTATGGCGTCCTAGCGACGCTCCCCCTCAAAATACTTTTTCATATAAAAGAGAAATATCATCGCAAATAACATTCTCATGACCTGCCCCCACGCCACGCCGATCTCAGCTCACGCAAACACCTGCGCCCTCGGCCTGCACGGCGGACGCCCCAGTAAAGGCACATGCGCCCGCTGCATGGAGCGGGGCGAGAACACGCCCGAGCACGCCGATCAGGTCAAAGCCAATCCTCCAACCCTCCCGCAACAAGCGGCGAGCCTCGGCAAATCCCTCGTCAACTGGACTGCCAGCGGCTTTGCTCCCACCCCGCCGGACATCCTCGCCGCCCGCGAAGCCACCTGCCGCGCATGCCCGGAGTGGGACGCGCAGGCGCTCAACTCCACCGGCCGCTGCCAGATTTGCAAATGCTCGACCTGGGCAAAGCTCCGCATGGCCACCGAGCGCTGCCCGATAGGCAAGTGGGAGGCTGTGCCGCTCCCTCCCGCTCCGTGAGCGAAGCGGAGTGATTTGACACCTGCCGCTCGCGTAGCGGCATGAAACTTTTCATCGATCTCACATCTCGGCGGTTCGTCAAGAGCGCAGCCTCCTCGGCCGCTCTGCCGACGCTCGTGCTGAAGCGCCGCGATGTCATGCCGGTAGAGGTCATATTCGTTCAGCGAGGAGCCGCCGTCGCCACGCCATCAGGCACCACCAGCCGCATTGCGCTCAAAAGCAAATTCTCGGACGCTAATTTCCTCGCCGTGGCCGACTCCGGCACGCTCGACCTCTACACCACCGCCGTGGAAGACCTCTTTCCCGGCAGCACTGCCAGCGCCGACGCCCTCCTCGAGGTGCGCTACACCCGCACGGGCGAGGCTACTCGCACGGCCACGCTACAGGTAGAAATTCAAAACAGCGTCATTCTCGGCACCGAAGGCACACCCGCGACCATCCCCGATGGCAAGTCTACGCAAGCCGAAGCTGAAGCAGGCACAGACCACACCAAGTGGATGACCCCGCTGCGCACGAAACAAGCGATCGCCGCATTCAACTCCTCCGCAGGCATCGGATTCATGCCAGCACCGACCACGCCATGAGCGAGCAACTCGTCCGCTACATCAATTTCGGCATCGCCGGAAGTGCGCCACAGGTTCCCGCCTCCGGCAAGCGGCTTTACCTCCTGCCGAACGGCGACTTTGCGACCATCGACGCATCGGGCGTCGTCACCAGCTTGGCTACGAGGTGGGAGGCGATCACCGGCAAGCCTGCCACATTCCCGCCATCTGCCCACCAGCACCTTAAGAGCGAGATCACCGGCCTGCCTGCCGACCTCGCCGCTCTTGCATCCGCAGACACAGCCCTCGGCCAGCGCATCGACTACATCACGGCCAACCTGGACCCCGCAGCCCTCGACTCCATCGCCGAAGCCGCCGCATCGATCGGCAGCCTCCAGACCCAGCTCGACGGCAAAGCTCCAGCCGTCCACACCCACACAGCGAACCAGATAACTGACTTTGCGGCCGCAGTTGTCGCCTCTGCGCCTGAGCTTTCCATCACCACCACCACGCACACGGCGGACGGCCTCGCCGACACCTACTCCGTAAGCGGCCTCGCTTCGGCAAACCCCTCCCATGTCATCGTGACCCTCAACGGCGTCGTGCAAGCTCCAGGAGTGGACTACATCGTGAACTTTGCCACGGGAAAAATCATTTTCCTCGATGGGTATCCCGCCGCCGGTCAACTCCTCGTCGCCACCGCCCTCGGCCTCCGCAGCGTCCAACGCCCGATCGACCCCACCCTCTACATCTACGCGTTCGACCAATCTTCCAACGGCCTCACTACCTACAGCGGCCGCCTGCTCAACGCCAACCGCCCAGCCGCGCCAGCACTGCCAGAAACCGCCACAAGCTGGACCATCCGCCGCTCGACACTCAACGCCGCCGGCCGCGTGCTTTCAACCACCTCGTCCGTCGGCTCGTGGCTTAACCGGGAGACATTGTCCTACGCATGACAACGATCACCGAATCCAACCTCACGCAGACGCTCGATCTCTCTGGCTTCAACCTCAGCCTGCCTCCCGTCATCGTCGAATACCCGAACCGCTTGAGCTTCCCGAGCATCGGAAAAGCCGACCGCCTGTATATGGCGATGGATGAAGGCATGCCCTACCGCTGGTCGCCCTCAGCAAGCGCCTACGCGCTCACTATCCCCGTCATCGACTGCGGCAATTTTTGACAATTTCCCCAAGAACGAAACCCAACCAACAACCCACTAATCACATGGCCAATCCTATCATTCGCATCAAGCGCGGTTCCGGTTCTCCGGTCTCGCTTCAAACTGGTGAAGTCGCATTCGACACACTCAACAAATCCCTTTTCATCGGCACAGCCGAAGGCGTCCTGCCAATCGGCGGCGAGCATGTCTTCGCTAAGAAGACCTTCGTTTCTGACGCCGTAGCAGCCGAGGCTTCGCTTCGCTCCGCAGCGGATTCGACCCTCACAACGAATCTGAATTCGGAAATTTCGCGCGCCACAAACGCCGAAAACGTAATCGCCGCTAACCTTGCTCAAGAGCTTCTTGATCGTGCCGCGGCTGTTTCAGCAGAAGCCTCCTCGCGTGTTTCTGGCGATAACGCTCTCGACGCGAAAATCACCACTGAGAAAAATCGTGTGGACGCCATCCTGTCAGCCGCAGGGGCAAATTCCGATTCTTTCGCTGAAATCGTCTCGCTCATCAATAGCGTCGACACGACCAACGACCAAGCCTTCGCCGGTTATGTGACATCGAACAACGCCGCACTCGCCAGCGAAATCAGCTCGCGTGAAACAGGCGACACCAATCTCGGCATCCGCATCGACGGCGTAGTCACAGCCGCCACCGCGCTCACCACCAGAGTCTCCGCAGCCGAGCAAGACATCCTCGACGAAGTGGCAGACCGCGCAGCCGCGATCACCAGCGTTCAAGGCAGCATCGCCTCCGAGGCATCCACCAGGGCAGCGGCCATCACCGGCGTGCAAAACTCGGTCACAGCCGAGGCTTCGACCCGTGCGACAGCCGACACCTCGTTGAGCAACAGGATCACGGCCCTCGAAGGAGCCAGCGCCGACAGCCGCCTGAGCGCAGTCGAAGCCGATGTGGCCGACCACGAGACACGCATCAGTGCTCTCGAGTCCACCATCGACGGCGGCACCTACTAACCGCAACCACTCCCCGGCGGGGCGCTCCATAGCGCCTCGCCAAGCGGGGGGAGTTTAAAAAATCCGCCGAATAAAAACGCCACATGGCAACCACACAAATAGTTCCCAAACTCTCGACGGTCGCGGGCAAAATCCCAACCGCCGACCAGCTCGCCCCCGGCGCCATCTCGGTCAACCACACCGACCGCCGCATCTACGCCAAGCACCCCAGCACAGGCGAGGTGTATAAATTGGCCGGCACCAAAGACGCACCCGACCGCGTCTGGGCCTTCGACCTTTCGAGCGACGGCACCACCACCTTCCTCGGCTTCCTCCTCTACGCCGACTTTCCCAACAACGGCAGCGTCTACGACAGCGCAGCCTGGGAAATCTCCCGCACCATCTTCAACGCCGCAGGCACCACCAGCACCGAATCCAGCGCCACCGGCGCGTGGTCGAACAAACAATCTCTCACCTACAGCTAAAACATGATCGCAAACGCACTCCCTCGCCCGCTCACCGCTGGCTCAGTTGACAACGCCATCCTCCGCGCAGACGGCACGGACGGCACAATCCTGCAATCCTCCGGCCTCATTGTGGACGATGCCGTCGTGCCATACTCCGTGACAGGCGATGCCGCCACGGATGTCATCACTGCGACCGGTCATATCTACACGGCAAACCAGACCGTCATTTTCAGCGCCATCACTGGTGGCGCTGGGTTGTCCGCAAACACCGTCTATTTCGTCCACAACCCATCTGGGAACACCTTCCAACTCTCGACCACCAGCGGCGGCGCAGCCATCAATTTCACGACCAACATCACTGCCGGAACGGTCATCGCCATCCAAGCAAATGTGGCCATTTCGCAAAACACCACCGAAACTAACTCCGCTTTAGTTCTTACGCCAAAAGGCACTGGTGCGTTGATTGCTCATAAGCCTAACGGCACTCCCGCCGGAGGGAATGCGCGAGGAAATTTTGCGGTCGATTTGCAGCTCCAACGCTCAACTGCGGCACAAGTAGCAAGCGGAGCCAATTCGGTGATATGCGGCGGGCTAAATAATAGCTGCAACGCGCCGCGAACAGTTATTTGTGGGGGAAATTCAAATTCTGCAACAAGCGAAAACGCTTTCGTTGGAGCTGGTGGACTAAATGCGGCTGGCTCCCCTTGGGGAGTCGTTTTGGGGGGTTACGACAATGCAACTTCTGGCACAGGCGGAGGCCAAGTAATTGTTGGTGGTTATTACAACAGGTCGTCTGCGGGGACTGCATTTTTAGGAGGAGGCGACTCAAACCAAAATACCGGCCTTAATTCTGGAATTTTGGGAGGAGCAAATGCTTTAGCAGATCGTCGTGGAATGCAGGCACATGCGAGTGGACATTTTGCAGCCAAAGGCGATGCCCAACGCGCCAGGTTCGTGCTTCGCAACAAGACGACAACGAACAGCGCAGTCGAGCTATTTCTGGACGGCTCCTCGACACGCCTCACGATCCCATCTGGCAAAGTCCTCGGCCTCACCATTAACATCACAGGCATCTCCAGCACAGGAGCAGCAGTGGCGCACTACATGCGGCAGTATGCTCTCAAGAATGTCTCTGGCACGACCAGCGAGGTTTACGCACCCGTCACCATCGGAACCGACAACGCCGCAGGCACATCCATCGCACTCTCCGCGAGCGATGCGTCAGACGCGCTCGTAGTCAGCGTCACCGGCACAGCCTCCACCATCTGGCGCTGGGTAGCCAGCGTCGATGCCGTCGAAATTGCATTCGGAACTTAACCAAAACCACACCATGAGAACATACGGACTTATATTCGCAGACGGACGCAAGGAACTCGCCAGCATCGTGCTGGACGAAAACGACGAGCCACGCATCGACACCATCCGCCCATACCCCTGCCCGGAAGATTGGGTTGATCCAATGATCGTCCCCCTCGTCAAAATAGATCAACCCGAAAGCGGCGACTGGGAACCGAACATCGTCTGGTTCGCCGACCGCGTCGAGCGCCAGTGGATTCCCGCTAACTCCTAACCAAACACGACCATGCCAAACGAACTCAACATCGCCCTCGCCACCACCGGCCTCGCCGTCACCGCCCAGCCATACCAAAACGGATCTGCCGTAGGCTCTGCCATCTCTTGCCCCGAAACCGGCAGCACCGGATTCTACAGCGGAAACATGGCAGGCAGCGCAGGAACCTACCAAATCGCATTCCGCGCCGCCGGAGCCAATGTCGGCAGCGGCAGCATCGTGTGGAGCGGTAGCGCCGAAGTGCCAGCCAGCACATTCAACGCTGCGTCAGATGCAGTGGCTAATGTGACACTCTGCGCCACCACGACAACCTTGACCAACGCTCCGTCTGTCCCCAGCGCAGCAGCCATCGCCGACGAAGTCCGCGTGGAACTCGCCACCGAACTCGCCCGCATCGATGCACCAGTCAGCGGTGCGACAGCCCCAAGCGCCGCCACCGTGGCCAGCCAAGTCCGCACGGAGTTGACCGCCGAACTCGCCAAAGTCTCGGCCCTCAACACCGAGCGCCT